CCGGGCGCCGGCGGCGCGCTGGTCCGCATGGTCGAGTCGCTCAACCCCCAAGAGGAAAATGACATGAAATTACGCGAACGCATGCTCCGATTCATCGAGGCCAAGGCGCCCGAGGTCTTTAAGAAGATCGACGCCGAGAAGATCGAGGACGAGGCGCTCGAACTGGCTTACCGCGAGGCGATGGCCGTCGAGGCCAAGGCCACCGGCACTGACGGCGGCAAGACTACCGTCACCGGTGTCACGCGCGAGGAACTCGCCGAGACCACGCGCATGATCGAGGCGCGCAGCACGATGCGCGGCAAGATCAGCGAATCCGGCCTGCCCGACCTGGCAAAGGCCAGGCTGCGCAAGCAGTTCGACGGCCTGGAGAAATTCACCGAGGCACAGGTGGAAGAGGCCATCACCGGCGAACGCGAGTACCTGGCCAGGATGACCGAATCCGGCAAGCCGCGCAACCTGGGCGATCTCAGCTTCATCGAGGCCGGCGAGAGCCGCCACGACAAAGTCAAAATCATGCTGGACGATTTCTTCGCCAACAAGCCGGGCTGCCTCCAGTCGTTCAAGGAATGCTACGTGTTGATGACGGGTGACAAGCGTGTCACCGGCCAGTTACGCGATTGCGACACCGTGCTGTTGCGCGAGTCGTTGTCCGACGCCGGCAACCTCGATGTGGTCCTGGGCGACGCCATCCAGCGGCGCATGGTCGCGGATTATCGCGACATGGGCCAGTACGACATCTATCGCAACCTAGTCAACGTCGTGCCGCTCAACGATTTCCGCACCAAGCATTTGACGCGGTTCGGCGGTTACGGCGATCTACCGACGGTGGCGAAAAGCGCGGCTTACACGGAACTCGCTTCGCCGTCAGATGAGGAAGCGACCTACGCGCCGTTCAAGAAAGGCGGCACTGAGTCGATCGCGCTGGAAGATATCCGCAACGACGACGCCGGCGTGATCCGCAAAGTCCCGATGAAACTCTCGCGTTCGGCCAAGCGCACCCTGGCCAAGTTCGTGCTCGACTTCCTCCGCACCAACCCGGTGATCTACGACAGCGTGGCGCTGTTCGACGCCGCGCACGGCAACCTCGGCAGCGCGGCGCTCGACGCCACCTCGCTCGCGGCCCGCCGGCTGGCGATGCTTCAACAGACCGAAGCGGGCTCCGCGGATCGTATCGGCATCGGCCCGAAATTCCTGTGGGTCCCGAGCAACCTGGAGCAGACGGCCGTCGACCTGTTCAACCGCAATACCAACAACGACAAAACATTCGTTCAGACCCTGTCATTGCAGGTGATGCCGGTGTGGTACTGGACCGACGCGACCGACTGGTGCTTGAGCGCCGATCCGAACGACATCCCGACGATCGAGCTGGGCTTCCTCGATGGTCAGCAGGAACCTGAAATCTTCGTGCAGGACTCGCCTACCAGCGGCTCCATGTTCAGCAACGATACGCTGACCTGGAAGATCCGCCACGTCTATGGCGGCGCCGTGGAAGAGTTCCGCGGCCTCGACAAGTCGGTGGTGGCGGGCTAATCGAATAACCTGAGAGCGCGGCAATAACACAGGCCATCCGGTAACTGAATTCGGCTCTGGCCTGTTTCTCTCTCCAACGAGGAACCAACGATGAAAAATATTTTCCACGGCTTCAAGAAAATTCTCCTGACGGCGCTGCTGGCGCTGGCGGTGCTCATGCCGGCACTGTCGCCGGCGGCCACGACCAACTACGGCATCGCCGTTCCCGGCGTCGTCGCCTTCACCTTCCAGTACGACGGCCAGTTCACGACCACGACCGCGGGCGTGACGCGCTTCGCCATGCCGTTCAAGGCGCGCGTGATCGGGGCGCAGGCTTCGTGCAACACCATCGGCGGCTCGGCGACCCCGACCAACTCGGTGGACATCAACGACGACGGCACCACGATCCTGTCGGCCGACATGGGCGTGGATACGGCGGATACCGTGGAGTTCGGCACGATCGCCAGTGCGGTGATCGCGGACGAATCGGTGATCACCATCGATTTCACGATCACCGGCACCAGCCCGACCTTCGACGATTGCACCGTCGTGCTCATGGTCATCCGGGAATAAATTCGAGAGCGATCACCTGGCGGTGAGGCATGGAGATACCTGTCCAGGGATGGACCTATACCACGCCAGGCCACAAGCCTGGCGTTTTAGTTAAAGGAGCAAGCAATGAAACCCACGATTGGCCGTATCGTTATTTTCAAGCAGTCCAAGCACGAAACGCCGCGCAACGGGACGCGCGAACATCCCGCGATGATCACCCGCGTGCACGGTGACGACTGCGTCAACCTGCAGGTGTTCTTCGATGCCGGGCCGGTATCTGTGACGACGTCGGTGTTGCGTGCCGGCGTTGCCTCCGAAGACAGCATGTCCTGGGATTGGCCGAAGCGGGATTGAGCGCCATGCAAACCGGAAAAGTGAAATGGTTCAACGCGGCGAAAGGCTTCGGCTTCATCATCCCTGACGCCGGCGGACCGGACGTGTTCGTGCACCACACCGTGATTGACGTCAAGGGCTACCGGCAGTTGCAGGATGGCGAGCCGGTGCAGTTCGAGGCGCACCGCGGCGAGCGCGGCATGGCCGCCACGCGCGTGGTGCCGGTGAGCTGAAGCGATGCCACTCGCCGACTATCAAACCCTGGTCGACAAGCTGGTCCGCGACGACAGCGGCAAGATCGCGACCGCCGACCGCGACGAGGCCATCGCCCGCGCGGTGGCGCGCTACAGCCAGGACCGGCCGCGCGAGAAGGTCGAGGACGTCGCCGCCGACGGCACGAATTACCTCGCGCTGCCTTCCGGCTGGCAGGCGGATTTTTCCGCGCTGCGCTCGGTGGAATATCCCATCGGCGAGAATCCGCCGAACTTCCTCGACCAGGATGAAATCGGCTTTTACCGCACGCCCTCGGCGCTGCAGATCATGCTGGCGGATGCCATCACCGCTAGCGCCTCCGTGCGGCTGAATTACACCATCCGCCACCAGGTGGACGGCTCGGCCGACACCATCCGCAGCGATGACCGCGAGCCGGTATGCGCCTACGCCGCCGCGATCCTGCTGGACCAACTCGCCTCGCTGTTCGCCGGCGACAACAACCCGACCATCCAGGCCGACAACGTGGACCACAACAGCAAGGGCCGCGAATACGCCGCGCGCGCGGCCACGCTGCGCAAGCGCTACTTCGACACCCTGGGCATCGAGCCGAAACGCCAGGTGGCCGCCGGCGTGGTAGTGAATCTGGATTTCCCCGACAGCCAGGGGAATGACCGGCTGCTGCATCCGAAGAGGTATCGCTGATGGCTGAAGTCTCCCGCCTCGGCCTCGACACCAGCGCGATGGAGCAATATGCGCGCTTCCTGCGCCAGGCGTCGCGCATCGCGCGCGAGGAAATGGCCGTGAGCGTGGAGCAGGCGCTCTCGCTGCTGGAGCGCGAGATCAAGGAAAACATACCCGTGGGCGCGCACGGCCTGCTGCGCGGCTCGGTGTTTCACGAGCTGCGCGGCGATCCCCAAGGCGTTTCGGGCGTAGTCGGCTCGCCGCTCAATTACGCGCTGCCGGTGGAGCTGGGCACCAAGCCGCACTTCCCGCCGCTCGCGCCGCTGCAGGACTGGGTGGAGAAAAAGCTCGGCATCGACAAATCCGAATCGAAACAGGTGGCGTTCCTGATCGCGCGCAAGATCTCGCGCAAGGGCACCCAGGGGCAGCACCCCTTCGAGAAAGGCCTGTCGGAAAACAGCCGCCAGGTGCTGGCGCTGATCGAGGCCGCGATCCCGCGCATCATCGCGCGGCTGGAACAGGGAGAGCGCTGATGGCGACCGTCGCGCAGATCCGCGCCCAGATCAAGGCCAAGCTCGTTGCCATCAGCGGCATCGGCCAGGTGCACGACTACGAGCGCTATTCGAACCTGAGCAGCGATTTTCTGGCGCTGTATCAGACCGAGGTCAGCGCCGGCGTGTTCCGCATTCTCGGCTGGAATTTCTACCGCGACGCCACGGCCGAGTCGGACCTGAACAACGGCGAGGTGCGCCGGCTGCACTCCTGGCGCATCACCGGCTTCATGGGCCTTGAGGATGCCGACGCTACCGGCAAAACCTTTGACGACCTGGTGGAGACCGTCGCCACCGCGTTTCGCACCGACCGCACGCTCGGCGGCACGGTGCTGGACATCAAGGACATGGATCAATCGTTCGGCGAGAGCGGCATTCAGGTCGAGGCGATCGAGCCGGTCATGTTCGCCGGCGTGCTGTGCCACCGCGCACGCCTGCGTTTAATCACGGAAACCACGGAACCCAGCGCTTAAGAGGATCACGACATGCTGACACGCAGAAAACTGGTGCTGTACAAGGTTGAAACCGTCAAGGGCACGGATGCGGTGCCAACCACGGCCGACGATCTCATCCTGCCGAACGGCGATGTGAACATCGCCATCCAGACCGAGCAGGACACCGGCGAAGGCGATCTGAAAAGCACCTTCGGCCCCGGCGACTCGGTGACCATCAAGCAGTCCATGAGTCTCGATTTGGGCGCGCGCGTGCGCGGCCTGGGCGCCGGCGCCGGCGCGCTGCTGACCCCGGCGATCCACGCCATGATGCTGGCCTCTGGCCATACCGTGACCACTGCCGGTGACGGCAGCGCCACGCCGCGCTCGGCGGAATACAAGCCGACCAGCGTGGCCGCGAGCTTGAAGAGCGCGACTGCTTACTTCTACGAAGACGGACTGCTCTACAAGCTGCTCGCGAGCGTGAACAACCTCTCGTTCGAGGCCAGCATGAACGCGCTTTCAGTCAAGGGCACGATCCAGGGCAAGTACAGCGCGCCGACGGTGGTGGCGCTGCCGGCCTGGACCGCGCCGACACAGAAAATTTACCGCATGACGAACACGCTGTGCGCGGTGACCGAGGGCGGCGGCACGATCAACATCGGCGCGTTTACCTTCGACGCCGGCGCCGACGTGCAGGAGCTGTACGAGACCGGCAACCAGGAATTCAACGTCGTCAACCGCAACCCGATCATCACCATCGACCCCAAGGCCGTGGCCTCGGCCGCGGACTGGCTGGCGCTGACCAATGCCACCAGCGTGCAGATCATTGCGACCTTCACCAACGAGCTGGGCGAGACGCTGGTGTTCACCGCGCCCAAGGCGGTGCCGACCGAGATCGCCCCGGGCGATCGCGCCGGCCAGATCACGCGGCAGAAGACCTTCGGCCTGAAGGAAACCAGCGGCGACGACCAGTACACCATCGAATGGACGGCGGTGTTGTAAGACAGATTTTTCAATCAACAGAAGTGGAGGTGGATTTATGGCTTTACGAATCGAAAAAACCGGGCGCCGCGTGGAGTACATCCTGCACGCGGACCGCAATTCCAGCACGCCGACGCGGTTCATCCTGCGCCCGCTCACCTGGGAGGAGGAATCCGAGGCCGAGGAGCACAAGCCGGCCATCCGCATGACCGCGGAACAGGCGGCGCTGATCAACGAGATCCGCGCCAAGGCGCGCGAGGAAGGCCGAGACGACGACAACCTGACGCTCGAGGAATTGCAGCGCATCGGCGAGATCGCCCCGGGCGACCCGGCCAACGAAAAGATCATCACGCGCCAGTATGCCGTGCGCTGCCGCTACGGCATCGTGGAGATCCAGGGCCTGCTCGACACCGACGACAAGCCGGTTTCGATCTCCGGCGCGGAGTTTGCGCGGCGCGCGCCCAGCACACTGGTGTGCGAGCTGGGGCTGGAAATCCGGCGCATCAGTCGGCTGCCGGTAGACGCGATAAAAAACTGATCCGGGCTGCCCGCGCCTGGGCGGCGGGCAGCCACTGCGGAATGTGCCCGCGCTTCCCGGTTTATCCGCGGGAGTGTGTCGAGCCGGAGCCGATCACCTGGCGCGACGACGTGGACGACGAAGGCGGCACGGAATGCCCGGTGTTCATCGGCAAGCGGTTTGAGAAATATTTTTTCGGCTGGCGGCAGATGGAAAAAGGATTTCTGCCCCATCCCGGTGGATGGGCCGACCAGCCGGCGCACTGGATCGAGGCGTTTGAAATTATCGGGCCGGTGGTGGCCGAGGCACAGGCCCGGCGCCTCGAGCAGATGAAACAGGCGGAGCACTAAAGAGCGGACGATGGCGATCAAGACCGGACAAGGCGGCGAGATGACGATCGTGCTTCGTGTGAAGGACGATGGGTCCGCTGCGGTCGAGAAGTTCGCCGACAGCTCCGAAAAAAGCGCCAAGAAATCCAGCAAGTCCTTCGACGATTTCACCTCCGGCGCCGGCGTCAATTTCAAAAGCTTTGCGGTGTATGCCGGCATCGCCGCCGCAGCGGCCGTCGGCATCGGCGTGGCGATGATCAAATCGCAGATCGACATCGCCGACGCCACCAACAAGACCGCCGAGAAATTAGGCACCACGGCCGAGGCCGTCTCGGCGCTGACCTACGTCGCGAGCCTGGCGGATGTTTCCGCCCAGGAGTTGGCGAACTCCCTGCAGTTCATGAACCGTAATCTCTCCGATGCCGCCAAGGGCACCGGCGAGGCGCGCTTCGCCCTGGCGGATCTCGGCCTGAGCGCGAAGGAGCTGAAGGGCCTCAAGCCCGAAGAGGCGATGCTGAAGATCGCCGAGGCGCTGGAAAAAGTTCCGAGCGCGGCCGACCGCGCCGCGATCTCGGCGGACATCTTCAACGACCGCACCGGCAAGATGCTGAACGTCCTCAAGGGCGGGCCGGCGGCGATCCGCGCGACGATGGAGGAAGCGAAGCGTCTTGGGGTTGTGATCTCCGGCGAGACCGCCAGAGCCGCCGAGGAATTCAACGACAACATGACGCGGCTGAAGGCCAGTATTTCCGGCACGGCGGTCGAGATCACCACGTATCTGTTGCCGGCTCTGGTGCAGATGGCCGAGGCCATGCAGAGACTAGCCTCGGGCGGTTCGCTATTCCAGCATGATCAGCGCCCGATCATCCAGAAACAGATCGATCAGCTCATGGGGTTTTACGAGCAGGCGCTCAAAAACGGCCAGACGCAGGTTGCCGACGGATATCGCGCTCAGATCGAAAACCTGACAAATAGATTGCTGGCGCTGAATGAAGAGGCCAAGAAAAAACTCGGTGGCGCCGCCGCCAGCAGCACAACCACTACCGCACCCGGCGGCGGGATCGACTCGCGCGCCCAGGAGGAAGCCGAAAAGAAACTCGCCCAGGAGCGCGAGCGCCTGGCCACGGAAGTGCTGGAGATCCACCGCGCCACGCTGAGCGAAACGATCCGCGCGGCCGAG